AGAGATCTCGGCATTTGGCCTTCCCTCCGTAAAATTTAGCTGTATAGCGGGGAAGTATCTGCGTTAGGCCGCATGCGCGATCTCGTGATACGGCCCGGGTAGTCCACCTGCTTTCTACATATATTAGCGCTACCATAACCTCTGGTTCGACGTCATATTTCTCTGCCGCCGTGACAACATAATCCATGTTGTCGCATGCCACATCCGCATTGGGCAGAGCGAGGGCCACGTAGGCTGCACATAAAAGTTCCGCTATTGTCATTTCTCTATCACTCCTAAAATATGATTTTCCAGCACAAGCTTGAAATTGCTTTCTCCAATGGCGACGTCCTCAATCATGGACTTCTGCACCACTACAACATCACCCGATGCGACTCCAATATTACAGTTGGGCGCTGCGTCGCGCACTCGGGCCGTGGCGAAGGGGTTGCCTGGAGGCTTGTAATCCTCTGGTAGTAAAATCGCAGGACGTTTCTCTGTTGCGGTTGGAAGGTCCTCAATTATATCGACTAAAATGTATCTATTGCGTGGTATTAATTTCAATTTCTATCCTCCATGTAAGAACATATAATACACAATAATGATGATTTTGTTAACCACATTTTGAATATCCACATTTAATACACAAGACACAGCCGTCCTGGTAGACGAGCCCAAACTCGGCATTACACGAAGTACAGCACTTATCCGAATGAACTCGCTCACCGTTCTGGATGTAATTTTTTAGAATGCGTCCCACGCAGCGGGCGAAGCTAAACATGTCGCTGTCTTTATCTTTTTGAAGCTGCTCGACCAGAAAACTTGGTCTCGCGCCGTGACGCAGGCTTAGTGATATCATCCGTGTGAACGCTGAATTGTTAGGGTTATCAAACACTTTGACGATATCTTTGACGATCACTTCGTTACCATTTTCGCCGAACGCGAGGTCATAACGATTGGTCTTTGTTTTGAAGGAATGCTTAATTAACTTACCATTGGTATATCTCTTCGGGATCTCAATCAGATTCGATAAGCCTCCCAGCACTTCATAGGGCTTTCCCTCTAAAAGTCCCACTAGTATAGTCCACCTTTCCCCCTTGATCGTGGTATGATGAATATCACACTCCAGATCCTGTGGGCGTTTGGGTGCAAGGTTCTGAGGGAACTCTTCCTTTGGCGCCGAGGGCTCATTTGAAACTAATACGCCCGAACGCGAACCATCTACATATACTGTTATACCTTTCAGTCCCTTCTTCCACCCAAGCCGATAGAGTTCAGACACTACCGAGGATGACGTCCCCCGGGGGAGGTTAATAGTAGAACTAATAGAATGATCAATATGTCGTTGAATGGCCGCTTGGATAGCGACTCTGCGTTTCCAGTCAATTTGATCGCTGGTTACAAAAAAGTCGGGCAACTCGTCGCTTGTCTTTTCAAATTGTTGAAGCCACTGCTGTGCATTGTGGTGAAAGACCTCATATTCTAACCACTTGTCTCCCATATCGTCAACGAAATCCGGCTCTACATTCTTTTCATTATGCGACAACTTCCGGCGTCTCCGGTAGCTATTACGAAAAACAGGCTCGAGGCCGGAACTAGTCTGAGATAAAATAGAAACTGATCCGGTGGGAGCGTTGGTAAGAATAGAAATATTTCTGCGTCCAAACTTTTGAATCATCTTACGAATGGAAACCGGCAGTCTTTTTAAAAATGCGTTGTTCTTTTCTCGTTGCCAATCAAAGATGGGAAACGCTCCCCGTTCTTTGGCCAACTGCGCGCTTTCGGTATATGCTGAGTTTCTCAGGGTGGCGTAAATTTTATCCACCACTTGTTCAGCTTCCTCGCTATCATATCTCAAATTGAGGCGTGCAAGGACATCGGCTAGTCCGTGCGTGCCCAAACCAGTACGGCGACCGGTTTTACAGGCATTGAGCAACTTGCTCCACATTTCTTTTTCATCTTGAGTATCTGCAATTTTAATAATGTTTTCTAACTTTTCTAGTTCAAGTTCCACCAAATCATCCGAAAGTCTCATGGCCACGCTGGCGATATTAGTAAAATGTTCAAAATCAAATGCAGCCTCTTCGCTGAAACTATTCTTTACGAAATTCTTGAGATTGATAGATATCAAACGGCACGAATCATAGGCGCTTAAGGGTATTTCACCGCACGGGTTAGTGGTGACAGTGTTGAAGCCGAGCGACGCATATTCATGGGCGGGCAAATTATTAATAATATTGTCCCACATCATTAAGCCTGGTTCGGCAGTTTCTGCGGCGGAGTCTACAATCTTTTGCCAAAGCTCTCTGGCATCGATCTCGGCCGTTTCGGTGGGAGTGTCAGAGTCCGTGGGAAACTGAAGGGTGAACTGCTGCTTACTCTCTACCGCTTCCATAAATGCATCTGTTATTTTAACCGACACGTTAGCACCAGTAACCTTCGTGAGATCTTCCTTCATGGTCACAAACTTTTCAATGTCGGGATGGTTGACGTCCATTGTGATCATCAACGCTCCTCGGCGTCCATTCTGCCCAATCATACGACACACGTAAGAATAGAAATCAGCAAACGACCAAGCTCCGGTGGTTGTGCCTGCGGAGTTGTTAACACTGGTCCCTTCTGGGCGCAGTCCCGATATGTCCAGACCTACCCCACATCGTCTTTTAAATAAGTTGGCCAGTTCTTTTCCGCTATCCATGATAGAAGAGATGTTGTCGGAGGGGGATTCGACCACTACGCAATTAGATAACGAGAGGTTAACTTGATTATTCCCCACCCCCATCATAGGGGATCCCTGTGGGACAATGTAGTTAAAATTCTTTAGCACCTCGTAGATAGACTCTTCCGACAGGGCCCGCGGGCCATCAAACTTCTTTTCTATTCGGCCAAACTCTGTGGCCAATCTCCTGTGCATGTCATCGGGCGTTGTCTCTAGAAGGGTGCCCTTTTTACTTTTGAGGGCGTACTTGGTGATCCAGACATTGGTGGCGAGATCGTCTCCTTCAAAATAATCTAACGTTTTCTCTTCAGCGTCTTTTTTTCTAACCATTTTGTGCTCCTTTTTTAGTATACTTTTTATATTTCTGCGCTAATTCTTCCTTGTAATCTTTCGCGGAGATTCGCGTCGTAGCGGGCGCTTCGTCCAGAGGCCTGTGGACCTCGATATGGACGTTGCTCGTTCGCATGGTAATAGGATATACGATGCCATCAGGTCCATTGCGGTTCTTCGCGACGAATAGGCGCCCCGTATCAGTTCTTTTGTCGTCAATGGTTCTGGAGATGGTGAAAATGAAGTCTGCTACAAAACACTTGTTAAATGCCTCTGATATAGCTTCCATTGTAACCACCTCTGCGTTCAAACCGGACCTGTTCGTTTGTGAAGCTGTCCAAAGCGGGCAACCATGTTCTTGAGCTATAGCTCGCAGATCTTCATAAATAGTCTCCAGGTCATGGCGGCGCTCCTTCAAAATGACAGCAGGCTTTAGCAAATCGCCGTAGTCTACGATTATCATTGAAGGTTTTATATTTCTTTGATGTAATTTTTCTAAATGATTGCGAATAGTCTTGGGACTTGCAGACTTAGTTGGATATTCTTTGATAATCAGTTTGCCTTTAATATCTTTAATTCTCTCGTAAATATCCTCCTTAAATTTGGTGGTTTCCGAGAGGGGGATATGGGTGATACAACTATCGTAACGGACTGCGATGGTGGTACTAGCTAATTCCAAAGTATAGTGTACCACAGTTCTTCCCTGTAGTAAAGCCTGAACTCCTAAATGTACAAGAGCCATGGATTTGCCCGAACCCGTGGGTGCAATAACGACACCCAACTCACTTTTGCCTAGGCCTCCACGACATATTTCATCCACATGCGGCCATCCGGTGGATATGGGATCTCTGGTCTTTACCTTGAATCGCTCTTCGAAGTCTTCTATATAATCATATCCAAAGTTGTTATCCGCTCCCAGTTTTAACGCATCATTAACAATACTAGAAATTTCGTCAAACGATGCGTTTTGGATCAATCTAGCACTTTTAATCATCGCCTCTTTAAGCTTTTGTTTGCGACAAAAATCTAGTGCAGTGTGCTTGATGTATTCCTCATCTTCCGGATTTTCGTCGGAACTCATGACTCGCACGAAAAAGTCTCGCGTAGTCTTCTGAGTAGCCCCGTCTTCTTCGTCCAACTCAGCACGTAAAATGGAAACCATCGCATCACGGCTCGGATGTATCTTATACTTGCTTTTGTACTCGACGACTTTGCGGACAAAGACGCGGAGGTGGCGAAGCTCTAGAAAATCAATATCCAGAACTTCCATGATCTGATCACAAAAGGGACGATCCTTGAGCATAAGCTCGCAAAGTTTCTCTTGAAAGGTTTTGCCGAATTTTGAAAAATCAGCCTTCTGCGCGTGCATCCTCTCTCCCTATCTTGTTAATGAAGTCATTTGCCATATCTACATACTCTTGATTAAGATCAAAGCTGAGATAATCGATGCCTAAAGTGTGAGCTATGTGACATTCAGAGCCACTTCCTGCAAAAGGTATTAATACCTTAGCGTCCTCCGGAGGACACGCTGCCAAGAGAAGGCGCCGGGTTAGCTCAAAGGGCTTCTGTGTGGGATGTTTAAACGTTTGGTGTTCTTTGTGGGCTTTGCTTTCTCTACCGAAAAAACTCTCTTTGCATTCATAACACCATCCGATACGCTCTATGCTCCCGGCTCCTCCAGCCAATGTCGATATTTTTAAGACATCACGGGGGAGAGCGCCACGGGCATTCACTTCGTAAATGGTCGTTTTCTTTTCCTCTGGGGAATTGCTGAACCTTCCCTTTGAGGGAGGCCGTTTTCTCCCCTTTCCTTTATATCCTTTAATAAACTTCTCCGTATAAGGCTCTCGGACATCTTCTCTATTAAAAATGCGAGTGTCTTTATCCTTCCACGCACAAAGAATAGATTCATGGCTTCGCTGCCAAAAATGAGCACTGGGCACTGTTTTGTTAGTGTAGTGCCATATCAGCCAGCGATGATCCAAATTCATCTTGACGGATAGGTGGGCCAAAATTTCACTGAAGCCGTAGATATACATCGTCCCGGATTGTCTCAGGACACGTTCCGATTCGGAGAGCCATTCGTCGCACCATGCAATGTACTCCTCAATTTCTTTCTTGGAGCAATTATTGCCGAAATCTACCCCCCTGTTGTAGGGAGGGTCAATCAGCACACAATCTATAGAGTTGCTCGGAATAGACCTGAGGGCCTGGATGGCGTCTAAACAGTGCACTTTATTCCAGGAAAGATTTACCATTGAGATATCTCCTTCCAAAACGATTCGGCGAGCACGGCGGGGGTGACGCAACAAATGTAATCGTCATTCTGCCCCTTTTTTCCGGCTTGCTGATGTTTAAAAACGCTGGTGATAGTATTCATGTGGGCGAGCAGATCTTTCTTTTCTGCGTAGAGTAAGACCACCCGGTTAGGATCCCCTATCGGGTTGATCCCGCAAAATATCAGGCGTTCCCAATCCTTTCCTTTGGAAACATGGTTAATCATAAAGTGGCTCGGTGCAATTTGTTTATTCTTGGTGGTGGCTAACGAAAATTTTATTTCGGTTTTATATCCCGAGATGATGCGATCATGGCCCGGGTTGTGGGGTCTCTCTACCTTGTGTCCCGCCAGTTTCATGAAATGCCCCACGAAAAACTCGCCTATCTTCCCCTTCTGTTTTGTACTGCATGCATGATAGTTAGAAAAAAGCGGATCACTCTTCCACAACTGGTTCGGGAGCGCGAGATCATGCCATTCTTCGCTCTCACTCAGTTCTCTGTATTGTTGTTCAAATAGTTTATCGATATTAGTCATTATCACTCCTTTGTTAATATCAAGTACGCCCTCTGGGAATTGAACCCAGGACTACGACCTTATAAGAGTCGCGCTCTAACCCCTGAGCTAAGGGCGTGTATATATACTATACTAAAATTTAAAGAAAATGTCAAGATCTTATTTACTTTTCCGGACGAAGACGATTTTCTTCCCTTTATGTTGGTTGGCTTTACACATTGCCTCAATAAATGAGTTAGGTGCATCTACTTCTAATGCTTCTTCCTGTTCTTCTTTAAACACGAAAGTAGTTCCTCTGACACGTGACCAGAAATCTGCATCGTTTGGAATTTTCTCCAACGATGTCCAGGGGCCTCCATAATCTACGGGGCGGCCATCTTGGTCGTACGCGTTGATGAGCATCATGTTGGTCTTGGATCCTGGCTCTCCAAAGATGAAAGCCTCTTGATCAAACTCGCTGGATAACTCCTGGCCGAGCGCGAAGAGGTCTTTGCGGGGGGCATCTACGTCTGGTCGGGACTCATCATATATAATAATGGATTTCTCGACGACCCGTTGGGCCTTCCCGTCCTCATCCTTTTCCACCCATGAACCCTCCATTTCTGCAAACGGATATCCCGCTGCTTTTACAAGCTGCTTTAAAGCCTTGTTGCGCTCATTATTTTTGTTTCTTCCGTATTCGTGTCTATCCCCAGACATCACTACGAAGGGGACCTTCATGTCTTCAATTTTTTTAACAATTCTGCTATAAGTGGTTTCGTTAAGCGTGTTAACTGTCTCTCTCCATGTCTGCATTATTTTTTTCATTTTCATATCCTTAATTAGTGCGAAAGGCGGGATTCGAACCCGCATGCTCGCAAGCGCAAGATTTTAAGTCTTGTGTGTATACCAGTTCCACCACTCTCGCATGATCCCTAACAATTCTCATAAATTAAGTGCTGTGAAACTTGCCACAATGAACTCCAGTCAAAAGCTCCGAACCCGTCTTCGTTCATCATTTTGAGAACTTCTGTTTTGTTGAAGCTGCAATCAAATTGATGGATACTTTGACGAATAGTTTGTTTTCCTTCGATGGGAATATTAGGAACATAAAGCTGCATGATTTTATAATTGTCGCGAACGAGATCCATATGTTCCAGAATGCTATTATAAATCTTCAACTTTGAGTCACTGTGGTCTTTACAGAAATCGCTAATATCATCGAGCGTGCACCCTTCATCTTCAGCCAAGAAGTCTAGTTTCTTGGCGAGACTCTTTAAGCCGACGCCAGGGACACCCGGCAGGTTATCGCTCTTATCTCCAGCTATGGCTCTTGCCATGGCAAAATTGCTGGGGTGGATATTAAACTTATCTACGATATTTTTTTGATTGAGAATTTCTTTCTGAATAGGCCTGAAGAGAACAGTAGAGTCGTCACAGAGTTGAATGAAGTCCTTGTCGCTCGAGACTATTATTTTTTGATCTCCCTTTAAACCGGGCATATTAACAATGTGAGCTATAACATCATCGGCCTCTATTCCCGGCAGCATGATCTGCGCAATCGGCAAGTGGTTTAGATACTCCACGAGGCGTGTCTGTTGCCATATTTTATTCTCCAGTTCTTGATTCTCATCAAGCATCCCTTGAATATCACGGTTAAGGCGAATAGGCTTTCTGCCCTCTTTGTAGCCCTTGTTGACAATTCGTTTTCTTGTCGACCCTCCGGGGCCGTCCCAGGCTATAGCTATAAAGTCAGGCTTCGTTTCTCGCACGAGTTTCTGCAATATTTTTAAAAACCCTTTCACTCCGCCGATGGGTTGCCCATTGTGAGAAAGTGAAGGGTCTACGATGTATGCTCTAAAATACATATTTAAAGCGTCAATAATTAGATATCTTTTTGTTTTCATTTTTGCCTTGTTCCGAATATATAATCAGCCAGTGGAAAGAGTATGCACCAGTTACGATCCTGGTCCTTTCCCATGTGGTGATCCCAATGCCATCTCATATGTTTCTTACCCCATTCAGGACGTAGATGAGAATAGCGGTGAAGCGTATAGTATAATATAGCATATACTACCACCGTTGTCAAGATAATTGGATCAACATAATAGAGAGGGAGGTGCAGGAGGACGAGGAGTAGAAGAGCCACAATTTCCTTGCCATACACTTTGGTATCGTGATTGTTGTTTTGGCGACACGTGTTGTGATGTTCCGACCAATGAAATTTCCAGAAATTTCCCTTTCTCTTGCCCAGAACATGCAACACGTATTTGTGAATGAACCATTCATAAAGATTCGCCATCACGAGACCCAAAAGTATTTTTAAGAGTACTGTCACTTCTCTAACCCTTAATCGTTGGCCGTCTCTTTTTCCTCAATGTCATAGAATTCGGTCGCATCGCATTCACGCTTGTCGAACTTGAGGATGACTTCTTCATCCATAATTTCCAAAATACGCGCCTTAAAGGTGTCATCTTGTATTTTATCTTTCCATTTGGAGGGTTGGAACTTCACGTTCTCGCCATTCCCCATATCTAGAGTATACCACGCGCCTGAACTCTTAAGGTGCTTAGACCCCTTAATGGCTTCAAACCAGCTTTCCTCATCTTGAATGCCAATGGCATCGCCCCAAAGAATCTTAAACGTGCACTGACGCCCCTGTGTTCCAAAGCGGCTCTTTTTAAGGGTTGCCTTCACTTCGGATCCCACACGGAACCCATGATCATCTAATATAAACGAGGCCTTAGCTTTGCGCCCAGTGAGCCAAACTCTCAAAGAGTAGGCATATATCATTGCTTTCCCTCCCGGCGTCATATAGGGCTCTACCATCGCCTCAGAAGGGCTTCTGGTAATGTTTGTCTTTAGTTGGTTCAGTACCAGGAAGGTAGACTGACTATTGGCGATAGGAACGGTGAGTTTACTCATACCCTTTGCCAAGATTCGCGCCTTCACTGCCATAGAGGAAAGCGGGTTGAAGTCCCCTTCGATATCGCTGATTGCGGGAGTCAACGCAAGACTATCCCAAATGAATAACATTTGACTGTCATTGCTTCCCAACAGATCCTCAATGGTCTCGAGTACGAACTCTACCGATTGAGCCTGAATATATAGGAGACGGTTAACGTCACAACCTGCTCGCTCTAAGAACGATGGATCAATGGCGGATTCTGAATCAAAATAAACCACATCAATACCCATCTTCTGAGCATTGGCAGCAACTTGTGCAGCCATGTAGCTTTTTCCTGAGGATTCTAGCCCTGCTATTTCCACCACCTTTCCAACGGGAATGCCCGATAGTTGGCCGCGGGATATAATAGAGTCAAGCCAACGTGATCCAGTGGGGATCCACTCCTTCACTTCTGTGGGGTTAGCTTGAGTAAGATTGTGAGCAACCGATATGCCCGCTTTTTTATTGATCATTGAGCGCATCTCGTCTATCGAAAGACGCCCAGCCTTTTGTTTCCTTGCCATTGAATTCTCCTAATTTTAAATGAATGAGGCATCTGTAAACCCATGCCTTCCTGTGGTTTTTTGTTATTGAACTTCTACAAGTTCAACTTCAAAATTTAAAGCTTTGCCTGCGAGGGGATGATTGTGGTCGAGAAACACCTGTGTCTCTTGGACTTCGGTGATGGTCGCCTGAACTGGTCGGCCGTTTGGCGACGTCCCCAGTACTGGGCTCCCCACTACAAAGTCAAAACCTTCGGGGAATGCGTCTTTAGAGACAGGCACCACTCGTTCGGTATCGGGATCTCCGTAAGCTTCGGCAGATGCCAGGGTAAAACTTTTGGTCTCACCCACCTTCATGCCCACAATCGCATCTTGAAACGCGGGTAACAAGTCAGTCGTTCCTATTTCAAAATCCAAAGTTTCTTCTCGCTCGCGAGAATCATCAAATACGGAACCGTCGGCTAGTGTCCCTTTATAGTGAACTTTGACCGTCTGTCCCTTTGCTGCTGTCTTTACTTTCTTTGCTGTAGCCATTTTATATAATCCTTTAATTAGTTAGTAAAATTGAGGCACCTGATCACCCTGTGCCTCCCTGTGGGTGATAGATTATTTGTCCATCAAATCTCGGAAAGCAGCCTCAACATCTGAGGATCCTCCCTTATCAGTAGTAGTGCTCTCGCCATACTTCTGTGTCTCATTGGAGCGATTCTCCGCTGATTTGTCGCCCGAAAGGAACTCGTCAAGAATCTTCTCAACATCCTCCGGAGTCTTTCGCTCAAAGAGCGTAGAAAATTCCGGAACACTATCGAGAAGTTCCCGACAACGTTCTGGACCTTCGTCACATAAAGGTGACGAGCGACGTCGTGGAGTGATGGTTGTTTGAGGGAATTGGGCTCCTGCCGGTTTCCCATACTTGATAACAAGATCGGTGCCAGTTTCAGCATCGGTAATGTCTCCATACTCCGGGTTTAGAACGAGATTAAGCAACTCTTCGTATGCCATCTTGCCAAACCCCCACATGCGAACTCCAAGGTTCTCTTCGCCCCGTACTAGGACGGGTGAAAAGAAACGTTGACGAGGCATAAGACTCTTGGCCATCTTCACGCTCTCATCGGTTCCTTCGTCAAAAAGTTCGCGAACGAAGCTATACAGAGCGTCGTCCTCTCCGAAGTTCTTTTTAGGACTTAAGAATGGAGGAGTTTCTCCTACGTTATAATGGAACCAATAGTCACGGAATGGATCGCCATCGGGTGTAGGAACAATGCGAATCACTGTTTCTCCATCTTTTGGCTTCCAAAAATTGGATTGGCCTCCTCCTTTGTTGTTTAAATCGGTTAAGCGTTGCCTAACTCTGTCTATGTTAATACCCATGTAATTATCTCCTTTTAGATTATAGTCAAAGTGACAAATATCTCACTTTGCTGGATGATTATGTATTACTATACCAAATTTAAATTTATTTGTCAAGTAAAAAATCCAATGGTGGTTCATTATTTATTTTCTGCCGTTGAATCCGCGGTGTGTGACAGCACACATATGCATAGTCCACATCATAAGTCGTTGAATATACTCCATAACTGGTTTGCGTTTCTGTGGTCACTGAATTCTTTACTTGTTCTTTTATGTTGGCAAAAAGTTTACCGTCATTTTCCAGACGTTCTTTATTGATAGCATAATAATACCTTAAATCGCGGGTTTTGTAAAGGGGAAAAAACAATTTTTTGACGTCTTTTTCCAGATCGTAGAGTCCCAAAGTAGAAATACGATGCGCTTCTAGAGGCTCGGGAAAAGTAGCTACCACGGCATCGATATGATTATAGACATTGAGCATGTGAAAGGTAGATACAATTAATTCATTTAATTTATTGTGGTACCCGATAACGGGGACTTCGCCAATGATAGCCTCTACGGTGGGGTTATCCACCAGCCACAGACGCTCAAAGACTGCGGACCTCGCATACTCCTGTAATACATTGAACGCCATCCATTCTTGTCTTTTCTTTGCAGCCGGCAATAATTTAATATCCGGGCGCACATAAAGAATACTGACTTTACAATGCCGAAGGTGCGAGAGGATGCGGAGGGTCGCCCCCGAGATGTCCCCGCTTCCCCCTACGATGAATAGGACGTCCCCCGAACAATTCTTAAAGAAGTTCTTCATATTGGGGCACTTTTCTTCATATCTCTCCGGATTAGATTGCCAGGGCATATCATAAATACCATTTTTCTTTAGACCTTTGAGTCCCACATCTATTTTATAAATTTGGTATTGTTTGTATTTTCCAAATGCATCGGCAAGATTACAGCCCGCTTCTCCTAATCCAATAATAGTGTCCATACTATTCGTCAACCGCGTCCAAGATAATTCGATGAGTGAAATCGCCGTTGGATTCAGTTTTATATTGCACTTGTTCAATTAATGCTTCTTGAGAAAAGCCCATATCCTCGACGATGGCCGTAAAGACTTCCAAAATATCCCCCAACTCTTCCAGAGAAGGCACGCTTAAAAATTCATTGACTTCTTCTAAGAGCTTTTCCTTAAGCTTTTGCGTGTATTCTTCATCACCAGCTATATGAGTTCTATAGTTTTTGCCAGCGGCTGTCAGGATTCCTGGGATTTTATCCCTTATTAATTTATTATACGTTTTCATATTTTTAACTCCTTTAGATCTCCGTAATTTTTGCCTGCCGACAAGTTGACACGAAACGCGCCTAGATCTGTGTTCCCGAAAACCTCTTTGATTTGTGGCACCAGATGCTTATCTTCATCAGCTAAATCAATCACCAGACTGTCGTGCACACAAAAGGCAATATGAGATTTTTTGTCTTCTAAAAGCTTGTTTACCTCTACCATTCTTCTCAAAAACAAATCACTGGTCGTGCTCTGAATAATATAATTGAGCGCATGGTGTTTGTCAGAGGGTATTATTCTATCATACATTGTATGGACTTGTTCACCATCCCAGTACTTTTCTAGAACGATATCGCGATCATAAGCTCGTTCAGAAATGTGATCAGCGGACTCGGGATTATAAAGCCACGCAAATATGCGCTGCTTGGCCCCTTCTCGGGTCACCAAGCCACCATACGCATGCTGTGCGTTCCACTGATGGATATCGGTATCGGGCTGCTCTTTTCCAGATAAAGCTAACAGTGTTCTTAGTTCTGCAGAATTAAAGTCCATCTCTAAAAACCAGTCGTTGGCGGGTTCAATAGTGTTTCTATATTCTTTGGGCATCGTCAAAATAGGAAAACTATTCTTTTTCGTTGTTAAACGCCCAGTCTTGGTACCAAACAAATTGTAGTCTACATAAGGTGCCACAGCCTTTAATTTTTGGTGCCAATTTTTGGTTTTAAATTGGAATAGCCGACTTTTAATTTTCGCGAAATTTAAAGTTAAAGAGCGGACTCTTATCTCTCCAATGATCTTTTCCACGTCCACAAGAAACTCGTAATTCGGCGGTTTAGAATAATTTTCAAAAACATATTTGGTAATTTTGTTTTTTATCTCACAAAAATCTTTAAGAAAATTTTCGGGTACAAGATCATAGAAACAGTTTTCATTTAAATCCACCTTCGCCTCGCGTAGAGCGCGGTAGAAAGCCGTCAGACGATTACAGACCGGCTCCCACTCATCCCTATATAGATCCGGACACACGTCGTTCAATGTCCTCCCTTCACAATATAGGCGTGCGTACTCAACAGGGGATTCTTTTAAGAACGTACTATAGCTCCAAGTCCTTGTGAGGTCATCAGGAAGATTGTCGTGATAGATGCTGCCGTCCACGTATACACCAATACATTGACTTTTTATATCAAGCGTTTGAAAATACACAATCCCTCTTAATATGAACCACCGCTAGTAGATCCCCCTCCCGTCGGCGCCGTTGTTGCCGAGGGGCCAGAAGTGGTTGTGTCTTGAATAATTGTAACATGTTTGGGGGTGAGTTGTTTAGCGATCTTTTGATCTGCATGGCAAAAGGCGTAACTTTGACAATAGTCTGGCATTGCTAGCTGCCCTTTGGCCTTCTTTACATAATCATTAATATATTTCAGAGTTTTATTATATCCATGTATATTATAATAGGTCCGACAGGATCTGTCAAGGTTTTTTTTGCGGCGTGCATTAAGGGGGATCTTGTTCTCATGCAACAAGATCGTCTTGTATAACGCGAGCCATCCGTAAGAACTTTTAGTGGCCGCCACCTCCGACAAACTCACCGGTTCACGCGTCACAAAGTCTTTGGAATAGTAATTCGTGCCTTTTGCAGGGCCTAGGGAATTGGCGCCCGAAATGGCCTTTTTGGCTGCTTTGCAGACGCCCGTATTTATCTGGTAGGGATATTGAGTTATAAAGACGCTATACATGCCGTGGAGATTTTGTTGCAAATCTGGGATGTCGCCCAGATAGCTTTTTTGGAAATATCGGTCTCCACTAAATAGATTGGATGCGGTGCCCGGGCGGTGGGTTAGCCCATAATTCGGAGTGTCCAAGATACCAAGGTTGTGATCCGCATAAGCTATAGATCCGCCCTTACTCTCGCTCCACGTCATCTCCTCCGCAGGACTCATATAGTTTTGCATAGCAAATGAGGTAATGTCGGCAATGAGTCGCCAAGGGGCATGCTTGGCAATGAAAAACCCATGTTTTCTGGCCGCGGCCTGGAAGACTTCAAACCCCCGATCTTCGAGGCACGCGTCTCGCGCCTCGTCGTCGTCGTGGTCTAACGTAATGAGGTCCAGGACTAGGCCACTAATGAATGGGTTACAAAATTGTGATTTAATAAAACTAGTTTTGGTAATGGGAATTAAGTCGTCAAAATCTTGGATAAATTTTATAAAAAAGTTAAGAAAATCTTTAAAATCCTTAATCTTGTTTTTATTATCTTTTCGCTGGAGATAACTCAGAAATACGCCATAGAAGTTTTCTAGATGGACACTCCAGATTTTATCAAAATGCACATGACCTCGTTGGGGGCGTAAATTGGCATAAAGACTATTAGAAGGGATTTTACCAGTAGCGTTTGCTCTTGCGATAAAATTGTTGAGATCCCTAAAGGCGTCGGATACAAAATTAAGAACAAACACGGGAGGCGAGACGGAGACATCGAGTTGTTTAATCTTGTTTTCCAACTTGTCTCCCGTCATATAGACGGAATCTTGGGTTTCATCTACTCTTCCGTATAGAAGCTTGTCATACCACATATCCAACGTTTTGGTGCCGATGGGCACCCCGAACTTCTCATAAAAAGTTTTGGCATAGAATTCTGCGTATGGATGTTGGGCTCTCATTATTATAAATAGTCTCCGCCGGGAGATGTCGGGGACTAGTCGTTATCGAAGATGCTACCCGGACCGTCGTGCCAAAGGTCACCGATTCCTCTCTCCATCGCGCTTTCAGCAACTACGGGCTTGTGATCTGGATGGACATACCAATCGTATTTCTGCGCCGGGTTTAATGAGAGTCGGAGTTTTCGGCCGCTTTCTGTGCGGAAATTCCAAGATCCGCGACCGTATAGGCGCCGCATTTCTGCTACCGACAGGTTCTCAATTCTCTGCCATTTTGAGGCGGATTCGCCAGCTTGGCGTATGCGTTCTATACTCCCCATCATTCCACCAAAGCCCTGACCCACCAGAGCATTGGTCTCCGCAAGCAAAGGGCGCCCTCCCAACGTTGCAAGCGTGGCGGTGGTGGCGGCTTCGGCGAGGGCGGTTGTGGCCGCCATGGCCCCTTCTACATCATATCCAAAACTGTTCCAAAAACAATCCGCTTCTGTTTTCCAAACAAGGCGGTCTCCAACTCCCTTCATTTTGTGTCGGGTTTTCGTTATAACATAATAACCCCCAAACCCTAAAAGCCGGGAGGCGTTTTCCACACTATAAAGATCAGTTACGTCCGCGGAAGGCTGTTTTTTCATCTTCTTCACAAAACTGTTAATATCTCCGAAATGGGGATCAGATATATAGATGAATCTTCCCGGCTTAAGGCCTAAGTTTCCCACGCTTGTAAATTTACAATTATAGACCTCACTCAACGAAAGGGCTTCCGTTAAGATGCCACGTTCTGCCCGGGCTTCTAGCTGGAAAGGTTGATCTGACCGATTAAAGTTAATAGAATAGAGAGGTGTTCCGTCTCTCTTCATCTCTAAGTAAAGAATACCTCGTTGTTTATCAAGTTTTCTATCGTTGGCGAACATAGATTTTTGATCATTTTTTTGAATGCCTAGAAAGAACATTTCCTGTTGCTGGCCGTCGTTGGCAGCCGGATACACATACCAGGCACGATTGGCCGTTAAACCGTGTATTGTTTCTGTCCTGAGGGGGCCTGGGTCCATGCCAAATATACCGGGACGTTGCCACGTGGATGTGTGTGACCATTTCTGCTGATCTTGTTGGGCCGCCTTCATTTTTGTTCCATTGCGTCTTCCAATAGAAAGCACCTCGCAGTGGGCTTTGTAGGATTCACTAGGTGCCCAGGGGCGAGTTTTTTTGTTGAGGGGGTTCAGAACCAGATCTACTAACGCATCTTTCATGAATTGCCGAAGGGGATAACTCTCCAGTTTGGGCTCGACGACTTTTTTAGTCCACCACGCCACGATATTGCGAAGCGGGATAGGAAAGCGGGCTAAAGGATATGTTTCTACATTCTCCATTCCTCGGGCGGGGTCCGCGGGGCGTGTTTGGTATTCAAAGTTGCCCATAACAATATGTAATTTATTAGGACCATTCGCCTCATAGCGATTCCAGTTGTTCAACGAAAGAGTGGTGTTAAGGCGATTATTTTCACCTATAAGAATCTTAATAGCGGTATCTATTACATCTCCAAAATAGCACCACCGCATATCTACTTCGCCATCTATATCTTTGAGATTGAGTTTAGGCTTCGCGATAGCAAATTCCGGCACTTTAAGTTCTTTGCTCGGGTCCTGGACCTTTTCTACTACTGAGGCGTAGTATTTCCACTGCTGCAGGCGCATATTCAACCCCAAGTCTCCAGAAGCCTCTTGACCGGATGTATCAAAATACTCACCCGTCTCTAGCTTTCCGACAAACTCCGTAAGGTCATCAATTCGCATTTGCCTGGTTTGCCGAATGGCTGCCGCGGCGGCTTTGTTCCCCTC